TTATATAATCTAATATAAGGAGTTTATTGTGGGAAAGAAAAGAAGAGTATTGAAAAGTCCAAAATTTGCTAATCTAAGGAAACATCCAAAGTATGCTGGGATGGTTGCCGCAAGGGAACAAAAAAAAGAACAACCATATGAAGAAGTAATGGTTGAACAACCATATGAAGAAATAATGGTTGAGCAGCCAAAACTAGAGATTATAAAAGAACCAGAGATCGCGGAAGTTATACCAGAACCAGAAGTTGTAAAATTAGAAAAGCCAAAACCTGTTCTCAGAACAAAAACAAAATCTAAAACAACAAAAAAGACTACAATAAAAAAAACAACGAGGAAGAAAAAATGAGTGATTTTGATTTCTTAGATCATTATGGTGACAGCGAGGAAGTGAAGGGGGAAGAACAGCTTGACGAAAATGAAGTTACTTCTTCTCTAAACTGCGCAATCATCGGCATCGGCGGCGGCGGAGGTAAGATGGCAAAAGCTTTTCTTGATATTGGCTTCAACAAAACTTTGCTTGTTAACACTACGGCGAAGGATATTCCCAAAGGCATTGACGAAAAACATGTTGTGTTGATTCCAGATGCAGATGGAATTGGAAAAGATGTGGATCTCGGCAAAACAGTGCTTGCAGATAGTGGTGCTGTTGTCGAAGATGCTCTGAGAACCAAGCTCGGAAATGTCGACTGGCTGTTCGTTTTGGCTGGAGGAGGCGGGGGCACAGGCAGCGCTTCTGTGTCTTTGCATGAAGTATTCGAGCGATATTTGAAGTCCACAGGCGCCGCAGGCTCTATTGTTTATGTTATTTCACAGCCATCAGCACAAGAAGCTCTGAACTCAACCATCAGCAAAAACGCCGCGTCACTTTTAGAGGATGTCTCAGAACATGCTCATATCGTGCTTGATAACGAAAGACAGGTTAAACTGTTGAGAGGAAAAGTGGGTATGCTGGGTATGTTCCCCTTCGCCAACACGGCATTCGCTAAATTGATGGCACAAATACTTAAACTTTCTTCAGAACAGTCATCCATTCAATCATTTGATTCTAAGGACCTGGAGAGGTGCCTTAGGACGGACAAGAGAATGTTTATTGGTTCTACGATTGTTTCTGATCCAAAAGACCCAAACTTGGGGGCAACAATATTTCAAAATTGCTTAAACAGGTCGCCATGTCCTCTTCCAAAAGGGAAACCTTCAGCTGGTTCTATGTTGCTGGTAGTAACCGAAGAGATGGCTAGTGACCCAGAGATCAGCAAGCATTTGGACGCCGCTGTTTCATATGTCGGCGGAAGAACAGAGACCTTGTTTGCTGGCGTATATGTAAAAGAAAACTTGCCGGGATTAGTTGCTATCTTAACAATGAATGGATTGGATTGATAACAGTCTGGTATAACTTTTTCAATTTCAAAATGAAGACTACCCAAAAAATTTTCGTTGCTAATTTTTGAGATTTTCGATTTTTAATTAAACCTCACAAGGTTTTGTTCTTTAGAACACAATGTCTAGAGGATAAAACAAACTCTCCTAACTAATTATACTGATAGGAGGCCACATGAATGGCAACACCAACTTTAACACCAAAGTCGCAGACATCAGCGATTGTCTTAACATCAACTGGATCCTATACAACAGCTGCCACAGCAACTGATTATCCCTATGGTTTATACGTTGATACCACTTCGGGCTTGTATGACGCTAATTTTGTCACAGGCGCCGTCGAACAGGTAACATATGTATTTCGTAAATTGGGCGGTGATGTACTTGATTTAGAAATAATTGATAAAAATATTTATGCTGCGTACGAAGAGGCGACTTTAGAATATTCTTATATTGTTAATATTCATCAATCTAAAAACATACTTCATAGCTCTCTTGGAGCGACCACTGGCACATTCGATTCAGATGGTCAACTTTCTGGTTCAAGTCAGCCTCCTTCAGATGTTGCCCTAAGATATCCAAAATTCGAATTTGGATATAGTAAAAAAGTTATGGATAACACCATATCTGAAATCGGCCTAGGCGGCACCAAAACTATGTATTCCGCTTCTTTTACTGTTACAAAGAGAGTGCAAGATTACGATTTACAACAAATTGTCTCTAGTTCCGCCACTGATTCTAATTATGACTTTTATAATAAAGTTGGTAATAAGAGAATAATGGTTAAGAGAGTATATTACAAAACACCTCACGCCATGTGGAGATTCTACGGTTATTACGGCGGTATGAACAGTGTTGGCAACATGTCAACATATGGTATGTATGCAGACGACTCTCAATTCGAGGTCATTCCTCCGTGGCACAACAAACTCCAGTCTATAGCTTATGAAGACGCAATTTATACAAGAAACTCTCATTATTCATATGAAATTATAAATAATAAACTACGCTTATATCCACAGCCGACAAGTACATCACCATCTTCTTTTTGGTTTACTTTTACAGTTAATGAAGATCCTTGGGATGAACAAGGGGACAGAAAAGATGGAACCCAGGGCGTCAACAATATGAATACTCTCCCCTTGGCGAATATACCATATAAAAATATAAATTCTATTGGTAAACAGTGGATCCGAAGATTTGCCTTGGCGTTGGTTAAAGAAACTCTTGGACAAATAAGATCAAAATTTGCAACCATTCCAATTCCTGGCCAGACAGTTAACTTAAATGGAGCGACTCTTATAACTGAGGCCCGGGAAGAACAAAAATCGCTGAGAGAGGAACTACAAAAAGTATTAGATGAATTAACTTACCAGAAAATTACAGAAATGCAGAGTACGATCGCCAAGAATACCGCTGAATTAGTTCAAACTTACCCTTATTTTATTTATACAGGATAATTGACTAATGGCAAATGAAAAAGATAAATGGTCACAGCCAAATCAACCGCCCCCGCCGTTATTTCTTGGTGAAAAAGAGCGTAATCTGGTTAAGCAGGTAAATGATGAGTTAATAGAGCGTGTGATCGGCCAAGCTATCACCTATTATCCAATCGATTTGCAGCACACCAATTTTCATCCTCTCTACAATGAGGCAATTGTAAAAACATTTTTACCACCAATAAGAGTTTACGCTTTGGTGGAATTTCAGGGGCAAGAAACAAAAATTGACAAATATGGTATCGATAAGACAGTTAAACTTACAGTACATTTCCATAAGAGGAGATTAACAGAAGACCAGAATCTTTTTGTTCGCGAAGGTGATTTTATTGCTTATGGCAAAAATTACTATGAAATAGTTGGTTTGAAGGAGCCGACGGAATTATTTGGTCAAGCAGACAAGCGTGTTGAGATTTCAGCCGAATGCATTAAATCTAGGGAGGGTTTATTCGATGGCTCATAAAGATTCAATAAACGAAGAGACCACTTCTCGTGATTTAATAAGATTTAAATCAGAATTAGAAGATGTTGATATCGCCGTTTATAATTTTGTTGATAGCACTCTAGATGTACAAACAAAAACGAACAAGGGGTTTAAAAAAGTACCAATTGTGTGGTCGGGGTCTGAAAGGGCGCATAATATTAAAAATTCTGAACTTAATAGAGATGCTACGGGCATGATGACTTTGCCAGTTATTTCTATAGAAAGAGGCAATATTAAAAAATCCGATCAATCTCGTGTAATCCCCTACGCCAAAGTTGACCCTCACGGAGACGTAAAAAACGGATACTTCCAGATTAATAAAGTTATCAAACAAGATAAAACAAGTAACTTTGCCAATGCAGACGCATATCGCAGAGGAAAACAATTAAATTATCCTCTTTACCGAGGAAAAAACAACAAGAAGATAGTTTATGAAACGATAACCATTCCAATCCCCATTTATATCGATATGGAATATAAAATAATTCTTAGAACAGAATATCAAGAACAAATGAATGATTTGGTAACTCCTTTTTTAAGAGTAACAAATGCACACAAGAGAGTATATATTTTTCACAATACTAACAAATATGAAGCGTTCATCCAAGAAGATTATACTTCAGAAAATAATATTTCCGCATATGCCAATGAAGAACGTAAATATGAAACAGCTATTACAATGAACGTCTTTGGCTATCTTATCGGCGATGGTAAAAACCAAATCAAGCCTCGTTCAACGCGCAGAGAGAATGCAGTAGAGATAAGGTTTGCGCGCGAACGGATCATCACGCAAGATGAAGATGGAGAATTTAGATTTTAAAGGAGTTTGTAGAGAGGTCGCACTATTTATTAAAGAAAAGTTCACGTAAAAATGAAACTTTTAACCTGAGGAGCAACAGATATGTCAGTTGATAAATTTAAATTTATTTCGCCTGGTGTTTTCATTAATGAAATTGATGAATCAATACTCCAGCCTTTACCCGAGAGAATGGGTCCGTTAGTTATTGGGCGTTTTCAGAAGGGCCCGTCCGCCCGCCCGGTCAAAGTTCAGTCGTTTAAGGAGTTTGTATCAATATTTGGTGCACCAGCTCCTGGTACTGCAAAGAGCGATATTTGGCGAACTGGCGACATGACTGCTCCTACATATGCTGCCTATGCTGTACAAGCTTGGCTTCGAAATAATTCGCCTTGCATCGTCCACCGCGTCCTCGGTGAACATAGAAGTGATTACGGCGCAGAGGCCACTTCCCGAGCAGGCTGGAAAACCACAAATGATTTCGCCACCGCTGGCAGTAGTGTTGCCGACAGCGGCGGGGCCTACGGCCTGTTTGTCATGCCAAA